GCTGAAGGTGAAGAACGTCCCGCCATACATCTCTATCAGCGGCCCGCGAATGCCCGGCACGCCCGAGAAGATCGAGTCGGTGAAGGTGCCGGTCAGAAGATCGCCGTCGGTCCAGTGGATGCCGCCAGCGCCGGTGTTGACGATGAACAGCCGTCCGGTCGTGCTCTCCACGATTTCCGCGTACGGCCCGTTCACGACGCCTGTCATGTCGCGCACCATCTCCCAGGTGATGCCGCCATTGATCGAGCGCCAGAGAGAGTTACCGGCGAAGCTAGTCCGGTTGCCTGCGCCGCCCGCCGAGATGTCGTGCGAGGCGAGGAACCAATGGGCGTCCTCACCATCGGGACCGCTGCCTTCGAGCAGGATCGGCTTGGTAACGCTGGGCGGTACGGTGAACAGCGCCTGCGCTCCAGCCGCGCCGCCGATTTCGTTGATGGCGGGCCAAGTGGCAAGATCCTGTAGCTTGAAGAAACCTGCGCCCCCAGAGCTGCCCCACAGCTCCATCCCGCCCGGGCCCATCGAGCCGTCGGCGAGGAGGAACGCGTGCATGAAAGCGATGCGAACCTGGAAGTGAATGCTCGCGTTGGGGATGGCCGGATTCGGCATCGCCCAGCCTGCGACGGCCTGAACATTGAGATTCGCGTCGCCGCCTGCGTTGAAGCTGAGTGTCCACGTCGCGCCGTCGTCGAAGGACATGCACGCCATGTTGGAGAAGCCGTTGAAGTGGTGGCAGGGGACGCTGAACACCTGGACCGTGCGCGAGCGCGCGTCGTAGGCCGCGCTGATCGGCCCGCCGACGATGCCGGAGTACACGCCGTTGAGCTGCATGGCGGGCGTGTTCGAGCGGACGGCCCACGTCTCGGCTGCGAACGGCGGAAGAGGCGGCATGATCCCCTTGGTATGGAAAGGGCGGACAGGCCGTCAGCGTGTGCCGAAAGCCTGCCCGCCCGGGTTGAACTTAGTCGCGGGTGTACTTGACGACGATGTACGCCGGGCCAGCGGGGACGGTTCCCGCGCCAGCCGTGTTGATCGTGGCGACCAGCTCTGTGTCGGCGGCGAGCACTTCGCCGAAACCCAGAGCGGCCGTGTTTCCGGCGTCGAGCTGGACAGCCGCCGCGCCCACCGCACCAGCGGCGAGGTACTTCCCGGCCGTGCCGGAGACGCCGAGGGAGATGGTTGCGGTCGCGGCCAGCCAGTTGGCGGGGATCACGATGCTCATGCCGAGGAGACGCCAGCCCTTCCTGAGCGTGCCCAGGCGGATGGTGTCGGTTGCGACGAGCCCCGCGATGGTGGCGGGGATGTAGACCATGACGCGGGAACGAGCATCCTCGTCGCGAGCCGGGTTCTGGGCGGGCGGCGTGGACTCGAGGTTGGTGAGCTGAGCGGACTTGAAGACAGCCATGGTGAGATCCTTTCGGCGTGGAATGTGGAGGTTGAGGGAAGTGATCCTGGCCCGCTGCCGTTAGGTGCGCTGCCAGGACCGTGGTCTATGTCAGAAGGCTTACGCCTCCAGGCAGTCGATCTGGATGACCTTGTTCTCCTGCATGCGGGTGGAACCGGCACCGGCAGCGGCGTACACGTACACGCTACCGCGCTTGTCCCACCGACGCTCCACAGCCGTCTCCACGTCCGGGGAGATGGCCGCGAGCATGCCGCTCTTGGCCCACACCGGGAGGGACCGCGTGGTCGACACCTTGGTGAACAGCTCCGAGTGGACGAACTCGTAGCCCATGAAGCTGTTCACTTCGCCCCGCACGAGCGCCTTCACCGAGTTGTAGTCGGCGCTGGTCACCTGCGTGAGGTTGAGAAGATCCTCCATCTGCGAAGCCGCGTACCCGAGGTACTGGGGCTCGTCCATGTCGTTCTCGTACGACAGGAGCAGCTTCTTCGCCCGTACCAGCTTCGGCACGGTCAGGCCTACGTTGGTGCCACCCAGGTTGATGGCTACCACGTTCGCGCCGGGGAACGTCACGTCGGTCGTCCCGGCGTGGCCGGTCTTGGACGTGCCGAAAAACGCCGCGATGATGATGCGGTCGATCTTGCGGCCGAGCGCGTACACCGCGTTCTGCGTGTACGTGTTGGTCGGGTCGATCAGCATCCGCACCCGGTCGATCTTGTCGATGAAGTCGCCCCAGTCGAAGAACTGGAGCGCGACGGCGCGCCGGAAGTGGTCGCTGTCGACCTGCGGGGAATCGCCGTGGCGGTTGGTGATGTCGACCGCCTCGGTGGGGCCTACCTGCTCCCAGAACTGGACCTCACCCTTCTGGTCCTCGACGCGGACCTTGGGGCGGAGGCGAGAGCCCTTCTGCTGCAGGAGCATCTCCACGTCGCCGTGGTACTGGTTGACGAATGCAATCGGGATCTGCTGACTCATGGTTTGCCCTCCTTGGGCAGACTGCGGGTGGGGCTTGTGTTGCGGACACTGCCTGTCGGAGGGTTGTCGCTTGCGCGGCCCAGCCTACACCTCGCGCGCGCCCTTGTCCTTGCGGGGAGCGTGATGCGCGGGTGCTGTCTACGGGTACTACGCGTCGGGCGAGGTGAGCTGGGTCAGCTCGTGAACACGAGCGACGATGCGCTTGTGGTCCGGGTGGTCCCGGTCCAGATAGCCGTTCGTCCTGGCGTCCTTGCGGATCACCGCCAGCTCTTTCGCCGCATCGTCCGTCGAGAGACCGACGGGGTTGGGCGTCATCAGGTTGTCTTCCTGGAACTTCACAGCGGCGGCATGGAGGAACCTCACCATGCGCGGATCGTTGGTCATGCCGGACTCGTTGAGGTATGCGGCCACTTCCGCACCGGCTACCTCACGTACGAGCTGCTGGACCAACGCGATGTTGCGAGGAGCAGCCGCGCCCCAGTCGGCGTTCAGCTTCTCCATGCCCTGCGTCTCGGCCTGCTTGCGCTCCTGGGACTGGACGGTGCTGCGACCCAGCTCCAGATTCACCTGCCACTCGGACAGCTTCTTCACCTGCGCCTTCGAGAGGCCCGCCTCGTGGGCGACCGCCTTGAAGGACTTGGCGATGGTCTCGTCCAGCACGAGCTGGGGCTTGCCGTCCTCGCCCTTGGGCGACTCTGCGAACTCGTACGCGTCGGGCGAGTCGGGGATGCCGAGCGCCGCCTTCACGCGCGCCCTGACTTCGGGCGGTGCGTCCGCCTTCAGGTTCTCCTCGAACTTCTTGCCGTACGCGCTCTCCAGGTTGAGGTAACCGTTGAGGGCGTCCTCGCTCGTCTTGAACTTCTCCAGCGACTTGTGCCCCTTCAGCTTCTCGGGCACCCAGGCGCGAGCGTCGGGCTCGGGCTGCTTGCCCTTGGCGAGATCGGCTGCGGCTGCAGCGGCAGCGGCCGCGTCTGGTGATACTTGATCTTGGGTCTCCTGATTGTCCGTGGTCACGGGTCGGGGATTCTCCTGGTCCTGCGAGGTTAGTCGAGCGGGGCTGTAAGCGCGCCACCTTCTACGGTGACGGGGGCCTCCGTCTCGGGTTCCGTCTGGTCCTGCCCGCCAGACTCGATCATCGCGACGCCAGCGCCTACGGAGGCGACGATGTCGAGGTAGACGGAGCGGCGTCCTTCGAGCCACAGCATCGTGTCACGGTCCATGCCCGGCCGGAAGACTGGTCCGTCGAGCGCGTTCTTCAGGTCGGCCAGGATGTCGCGGCCGCTCTGCAGGTTCTGGAAGAAACTCACGTACGCACTCAGCCTCTGGATCAGCAGCTCGCGTTCATCCAGCTTCGGCTTCTTATTCGGCTTCACTTACCGACGCCTCCGGTCACCGGCCCATTGGCGGTCATGCCGCCTTGGGGAAGGATGCCCTGCTGCTGAGCCTCGACGAGGGCCTTCAGCGCCGGAGCGCCTGCGCCCATCGCCTTCATCTGCTCGGCCGACTGCGCCGCTGCCTGCTGGTCGGCCTGCTGCTTGCGCCGGGCCGCACGCCGCTCGTCGCGGTCCTTCTCGCTGCGGAAGATGGTGGGGCTTGCGCCCGTGTCGCGACCGAGCAGGCGGAACAGCTTGTCGCTGTCCAGGTTGTCGGTCACTTCGGGGTCCAGCTCGCTGAGTGGGATCGCCACCTGGAGGAACCTCTGGGTCGACACGACATCGCCCAGCCGCTGAGCCCGCTGCAGAGGGCCTTCGTACTCCACGTCGAACTTGGCATTCTGTTTCGCCATCCACGCGGTCGGCTCAGGCAGGCGCTTCGCCCGCTCCAGCATCTTGTACACGCGCGAGATGACGGGTTCGAGGAACTCGACTTCGAGGCGACCAAGCGTCGGGCCGAGGATGCGCTGCATCAGCTCGTACCGCACCTGCACCTCGGTGGCCGTCATCTGCGGGCCGTCCTGGAGCTGGAGCTGGTCGGCGAAGAAGCCGCGCCGCACCGCCGTCTGGAGGCGGTCTTCCTGAAGCATGCCCGCCTCGATGCCGCCGTTGTCGGTCATGAGGGGCTTGACCGCTTCCATGTCGCGCACGATGGTGCCGCCGCCCGGGTACAGCTTGATGCCGCCCAGGACGCCGTTGTCCCGCTGCAGCATCGGCGGGAGTACCTTGTTGGCGAGCGCGCGCAGCTTCAGCTCGACCAGCTTGTTCAGCGTCTTCACGTCGGCCAGGACGGTGAAGGCCGGGGAGCGCCCGTACTTCTCGTCGGACGACTTCGTCCAGCGGCCGACGGCGAAGGGGAACTCTTCGTAGCCGCCTTCCTTCACGGTGGTCGGCTCGTCGAGCGAGAAGTGCAGCGAGGCCCACGCCTTGGGCGTGATCTGCGAGCCGCGCGCGTCCGCCCACTTGTCCTTGCGGGGGAAGATCCCGTTGACGAAGTCGAACTTCCGGTCGGGCTCCTGTCCGCTAAGGAGCTGGCGCTTCATGATGTCCGGCAGCTTCGCGAGCGTGAACTTCTCCGCCGCCTGCCGGGCCGTCAGCGTGTACTTGTAGTAGAGCGTGTCGACGACGCCGTCTTCGTTCTCGTCCACGGCGTACGTGCCGGGCGGGAGCGTCTTGAAGCGCACGCCCTGCCACGGCTGGCCGGGGCGCGGGTCTTTGCGCTCGATGAACATCGCGGCTGTGCCGACGCTGGCGAGGTCGGTGTAGAACTCGTGCGCCTCCGAGTTGAAGTTCGACTGCTTCAGCTCGTCGTAGGACATGTTGCTGGTGATCTCCAGCCACTGGTCCGTCTCGACATCCTTGCCATACTGCAGCCCGCGAATCCGGTAGTAGAACCAGCGGATCGAGCCCGAGGTGAGCGACCCCTGCATCGAGGCAGAGAGCAGCTCGATGGCGTGTGCCGCCGTGGAGTCGGACATCCGCTCGGTCTGCGTCCGGCCCGGCGTGCGTCGAAGCGTGACGTTCGACTTGCGGGGGAGGCACAGCTCGGTGATGTCCTGCCACGTCGGGAGCCAGAGGTTGAGGTCGGTGTATAGAGCCGACCAGCGCCTCGTGTGGGCTTCGGCGAGCGCGTCCGACACGGGGCTAGCCCAGCTTCTCTACGCTGCCTGTGGGAGAGCCCGTCGCGATGCCGCCGCCCTGCTGGCCGAGGCCGCTGCGGTCGGACTGCATCGTGGACATGAAGCCCTTCTGGTAGCGGGCCTTCGTCAGGCGCGCGGCCGTCTTGTCCTGCGTGCTCTTGTCCTTCTCCACCGGCATGTCCGTCTGCGCGATCTGAGGCCGCTCGGCTCCACCGCTCTTCATTTCCCGTCTCCCTTGAGGTTCAGTGCGTACCAGTCTCGGCTCCCGGTGGTGCCGTACTTCACGTAGCCGCGACTGATGGCCCACTTCTCCAGGCGGTCGTGGCGAGGATCTGCGTGTCCGATGCAGAGCGCGAGGCGCTCGATGTCGCCCCGCTCGCGCATGATCTCCGCGATGTAGTCGGGGAATAGGTTCATCACTTCCAGCTTCCGCTTCGCGGTCGGCAGCACGATGATGCAGTCGAGGTAGGCCGTCTTGCCCGGGGCCTCGGGCCACACCTCGATGAATCCCATCGCGAGCCCTACGAGCACGCCGTCTTCCCGCCAGGGGACAACGACCGGTTCCTTCGCGAATACCTTATTCACCGCACTTGCTGCGGAGAATACCTGCTCAATCTCCGCAGTCGTCACGTCGCCGATCATTCGGGCAGCTCCCCGTGTTCGAGCAACCAGTCTTGGCAGAAGGTGCTGAGGGGCGCGCCGCAGTCTTGCAGCCGCCCGGCGAAGCGTGCGGCCTTCAACGCGGCCGAGCCGTTCAGGACAAGCGAGCCTGCCGCCGCCATCAGGATCTCGGCCGTCAGCGCTCCCGTTCCCGTGATGAGCAGCGGGCCGACGGCGTTGAGTGATGCCTCAAGCTGCAGACTCGCCGCGCCGCCGAGGGTGAACGACCCGCTCGCGGCCAGATTCTCAGCCGACGCTTCGATGGACCCCCACTCGGCTTCGCCCCACTCAGCAGCGCCCCACTCGGCGGTGGTCGCCATGGCGGACTAGGTGACGAGCCAGGAAGCGAACGACGTAGTGAAGGCGGCTGCGCCGCTGTCCACGTTCCCGAATATCCCGAACTGGTTAGGACCAGCAGCCATGAAGACCGTGCGCCCTTCCGATCCGAACTGGACGAAGTTCACGCCGTCGGTCGAGAGTGAGAACAGGAGGTTGGTCCCGTTGTCGGTGATGCGGAGCCAGTGCCAATGCTGCGCCAGGATCGGG